GTATCAAAAGTTTTTTATGATCCATTTTGTTTTTATATATCAAGTGAGGAATCCCAAATTGGTAAATCTAGGATGTTATATGAACTTTGCAATGACATGATTAGAGAAGGACTTTTTAAAGTGAACAATAAGGATAATTATATCTTTAATGTTCCAGCTTCTGATAAGTGGTGGACAAGGTATACTACACAGGAAGTTATTATTTTTGATGATTTTGCAAGAGTTAATCCAACAGAAGTTACTGAAAGTGATTGTTCTCGATTAAGTGGTTTAAAGGGTTCAACTCCATTTGACGTTCCAAAGCCCTTTGAAGATAAGGGAGTGTTGGCGGTTCCAAAATTGATTGCTTGTGCATCAAATTATCCTTATCCGACTGCCAATGGCATTAAAGATAAGGTAGTTTGGAGCAGAAGGAATAGTTTGTGGACTGTTGCTTCTGATACTTCTGTATATAAAACTTGTAGTATTCATGATCGTTTCTTTTTCCAGAATACGTGTTGTGTTGGAGTAAATGAAGCTGAAATTTTTGAAAACTATCCACATCTTAAATTTACAGAGATGAAACCTAGTATTCCAAATGAAACCATATTTTGTGTAGCTGGCACTTCAACATTAAATCCAAATGTACCTTTAAATTATACACAGTTTAAGGAGAGATTGCTCCAAGTTGCTCGAGAATATTATAGAATAAAGGACATGGATTATGAAAAGCGAAAAGAACAAGCTAAAGAATTTTCTGGGGATCCAAGATGGTCAAACAATTTAATTCCTAAGGAAATTTCTGATGATTTCTCTGCCTTATTAAATGAATCCGACTTTGATGATGCTGTTAGGGAATCTGGTATTGATGTTGTACAACCAGCAATGGTTTTGAATAAAATGTTTGCTTGGGGTAGTGAAAAGATTTCAGAATGGAAGAAAGTTACACCACAGAATGGAATAGAACTTAAAGAAGTAGAGGCTGAATGTGGCCACTATCTTGTTTACAAACATTTATTGAATCCAGTACCAAATGACAAGGAATCAAAGTGGTTTGTGAGAGGTAAATGGTTACAAGATCAGCCATGTACTTCTAAATGCGTGTGGTCAACTTACCGGGCAATTTATTGGCATACCATCTATGAGAAATGTAAAGGAACAAATTTGCCAGAATGCTTCCCAAGTGAGTTTAATCCTCAGCTTCTTCAAAACTTAGAAGGTGAAATTGAACTCATAAGAGATAAGTTCAAGCGCAAACCTTGGTATGTAAATTCAAAGAAGATTTTAGCGACTATTGGATGTGGTATCATGGTTTGTGTTGGTGCAGCTCTTTTTCACACTTATGCAAAATCTGATGGTAATACACTCACAGAGTTAATTGAAGTTCAATCAATTCCTACAGCAGAAGGTGACTTTACATTATCAAGTAAAATGCAAAAGAAGAAATCCGAGTGGGCGACTAAACACATCGATGAAGATGTGCAAGCTGCTTTAGAAACGAGTGGTTCAATAGCGACTAGATTTAAACAAGTACTGAAACTTGGTAATTTTAGACCTAAACAAGTTCCACAAGGTACTAAACCTGCTGTATTTGACGAAATGTCAGCTCTCAAGAATACGTATATGTATTCAGTTGTTGAGTTGAGTGCAAATGGAGGAAAAGCAGTTGCCAGATGTGTACAAATCAGTAGTGAAAAATATCTTACTCAAGTTCATTCAATGTGTACAATTCTTAAATATGTTTCTGGAGAAATCCTTAAAGTTTTTAAAGCTAAGACCTATTGTACCACAAAATGTGGAAAGGAACATTCACAAGAATGTGTTAATAGAACGGGTAATACTTGTCAACTTGTTTTCACTCGACTAGGTACTAATGGAGAGACTAGGAAGATCACTATGAGAATGAAGGATTTCATTGCAGAGAATGGTGGTACTTTAGCGGTTGATACCCAGGGATCAGACATGATAGGTTTTGTACTTAGGAGGTCTGATTTTAATGGTAAATCAATTGAGAAATATCTAGCGTCTGAGGTGGATTATAGAGTTGATATGCAGAATGTTGGCTTTTATGATCCTGGTACTCTTGATAGAGATACCATATTACCATATGATCATACAACATCAGCAGTAACTTGTCATGAAACTATTACATATACGGCAGATCAAACAGCAGCATGGGCTCCAAAAGCTGGGGAAGTTGAAGTTGTTCTGAAAGGTTGGAAGATAAACAGCCCAGTCAAGGGACGCTTCAAAAGTTCATGTGGATCAATTTTGATAGACAACACGACCTGTAAGATCATTGGACTCCTGAGTGCAGCTTCAAACACTTCAATATACTTTAATATCTTAACTAAGGAATTAGTTGCTGATGAATTCAATTTTTACACTGATACTTTAACAACTGATAGTGAGGGTAGAGAACTACATGTTGAAATGAATAAGAATGCTCACGTTGAAGTTCCAGAGACGATTGCAACTGGTTCATTGAAAGAAGAAACCCAACAAGCTATGCGTGTATACCAAACAGTGAAGACGCAGATAGTACCCAGTATTTGCTATGAGCAATTTGGTGAAGCGAAAAGATTTCCAGCAAATTTGAGTCAAGGCAACGATAAGGGAGATAGAGCATTCTTAAATGGTATTAAGAATTATGTACCACACAAGAATTTTAATTTACTTATAGTTGAAGAGGCTCGACAGGATTTGGAGGGGTTATTTATGGCAAATTGTCATCCATTAATACCAGTTTGTTCTAAGCGACCAATCAAAGAATCAATTAGTGGTGTTCTTGGCCATATACCTGGTATTACAATGTCAACTAGTCCAGGAATACCATGGGTTTGTAATAGCAAAACCAAGAGAAAATCAGATTTGATTACCTTTGACGAAGACCACCAAGCTAAAACCATCAATCAACAATTGATGCGACAGATACTTGAGGAAGAAAAGAAAATGGAATTAGGTGTTAAACCAGTTACTATATTTCACGTTACTTTGAAAGACGAACGCTTAATTCCTGAAAAGAGGGATAATGTTCGCTTAATTCAAGGTAGCCCATTGCAATTGACGATATCTGCCAGAAGTTATTTAATGGATTTTAATTATGCTTTCCAACTAAACCGACAAGATCTGCAGCATTGTGTTGGAATCAATCCTGAGTCATCTGAATGGGATGATTTAGCAAGGAAGTTGCTAAAGAAAGGTAATAACATTTGTGTAGGTGATTATAGCAAGTTTGGTCCAAGATTGAACAACTCTCTGGTTGAGGCTTCATATGAGATTATGAATTCTTGGTATCAAAATTTCGGTTTTCCTGAACCACAACATCAGGTAGCACGACGAACTCTTGGGAAGAGAGTTGTGAATAGCTTGAACCTATTTTCAAATAAGTTGTATCAAGTGCAGTGTGGTAGCCCATCAGGTGCTATGAATACAGTAGTGGTGAATTCCATGTGTAACATGTTGTATATGAGAATAGCTTGGATGGGAATTATGAGAGCTCGAAAACCCAGTCTCAGTGGATTACATCACTTTGCTGAACTGGTTGAGTTTTTCTGTTATGGTGATGATGTTATATTTAGTGTTAGTGATAGCGTTATTGATGATTTTAATAATGAAACCATTTGTGAGTTTTTCGCTAACTATAACTTTAAATATACTGATGTCACCAAAGATGGGAAAATGAGAAAATATTGTAGATTAGAAGAAGCAACATTCTTAAAAAGGGGATTTAAACTTTTCAAAGAAACACCAGCACCTGGTGGAGTTTGGATTTGTGTTCCTAATTTAGAAGATGCTTTAGATACTACAAATTGGGTAAGAAAACCGAAAGGTTTAAAAACCGGATGTAATAATGAGAGGACCTTGTTGGATGCAGCAATAGAAAATTGTGAAGATTGCATTAGAAAAAGTTGGTTCCATGGAAGAGATACATTCTTGTCCACTCAGAGTAAAATCCGGCAATATTTTAGAGACATAGGTAGTAAGAGAATGCCTACATACTATACCTTTGAAGGACTTCAGTCCGATTATGATATACCATTGTATGATACTGAAGACACTACACCGGCTATGCAAGATAGCTCGATGGTTGGTATAGATAATGAAAATTCTCCAGTTTGTTATTGTTGGTCAAAACCAGAAACTGATGTTTTTGAAGAGCACAAGTGTTCGCACAAGGCAAAATCTTTGAGAATATCTCAGTATGGAGTAGTAACGGATCGAAATGCCACATCTAATGATGTTGCACAAGGTTCCACCAACCGCCAAGAACAGTCGCAAAAATGTAACAAACAAATGGATGTTGATATTGATACTAATATTAACATCTTAAGGGTTCTAGCCCTAAAAGGATGATATTTCGTCATTCTATTTCCATTTTATATGGAGTGCACTGATATTTTAATATTGAAGTCGGGTGGGTTAGAGCCCCACATCAACCGTAATAGCTTTATTAAAATATAGTGGGATGTGCACTTGAATAACTTTTGTATCAGTAGTTGTTTTTGTTTTACGAAGCG